TGAACTGCTGTCCAGCCGTGTGCCCAGTCAAGCCCGAAAGGGTGGAATTTGATCTGGAGTTTGTCATATCCCATAAAACGCTCATACTGCATTTCTGGTAGGTTGAGGAAGGAAGGGAGTCTTTTCTTGATTGATCTGTAAAGTCTGATTCCATGGTTACTTCCTAGTACATCTGTTACACCTAAATAGGTTAATATTTCTTGAGTCAGTTTTCTATCATCATGGATGTTGCCAACCATCTCATCAATTGTTCCGGCATTAAAACCGCCTAATTGAGGAAGGTCAATCTCATCACCAATTTGAATAGTACGGTGAGGTTTCCATTTTGCTAGAAACTTACCAACTGACTTAACTGCCTTTTCATCAAAAAACGGAACTTGGATATCACTTATAAAAGCGATTCTTTTCACTTATTCCTCGTCATCCTCGTGTGGGTCGTGGTCGGGATTTACAGGGTTAAAGTCCGGTGCAACAGGAATTAGCCACTCAGGAAAAGTATTTCTATCCATCATGCCTAACGCTTGATCTACTGGGAAACCTGCCCTGCGTAGGCTCAAGTAATACTCACGCATGCCAATAGCGTAAGCATCTAAACGAGTCATGATTTGATCGTGTTGATACTTACCTTTACGCTTTGTTACTTTGCGTTTTTTCTTTTGAGCCATAGGTAAAGTTTACTTTCTATCAGTGACAATCCTCAGTAGTTCCTCTTGGCGTGTTTCAATTCTTGCTAAACGATCTGCAAGAGATGAACCGCTATTTGGTGTGAGAGTCCACAACCAACCTTTAATAAGATAACGCAGACCCAAAAAGAAACTTGTCAGCACGGCGGAGACGGCGGCGGCTAAGCCAGCCCAACTTGCAGCATCCATTATTTCGCATTGATTCCGTAGTCAACTTCAGTACCTGAAGAAGGGTCAACGGCTTTAACAATAGGGGCGACGATAGCGCCTAGTAATGTTGCATAGGCAGGATGGATGTCAGCCACAATAGCCAACGCAACCGTAATGCCTGAAGCGGCAACTGCTCTTAGATAAGACTTAATTGCAGCCTTATGCTTTTTTGATAACTTCATCTGTTCCCCCTAGTAGTGGTATGTTAAAAGGTTTTCCATTTTGATTTTCTTTAAAAGAAATATGAATATGTTTATTATGGGGATTCAACCCACGATATTTTTTCCAACGCCATAAAGACTTAGCACTACAAATCTTGCCCATGAAGATCACATAAAGTATGCGTCGATCACCCTGCTTTGCTGCAAGTCGTATCTGATCTGCCAAATAGATAGCAATTCCTTGTTCTTCAGATAAGCGAGCGTCAATATCCAGTGCGCAGACTTCGCCTCGATCATTGGGATTGTGTTGACTGACTCGAGACTGGTGACGCAGATCACCAATCCACCCATCCAAGCGCTTAACACGATCTGGGTAGGTGGCATTGACTTGATCTCTAAACTGAGATGCAGCCTTAGATAACCAAGGCTTCATTAGCCTAGTATTGTTTTTAATTCTTCAGCAGTTAAACCTAAACGATCAAGGATTGCTGCTTTAGCAGTTTCTTTTGCTTCGGCTTCGGCTTTAATTATCACTTCCATTGCTTGGATTGCTTCCATCTTTGCAAGTTCCTCAGCGTTAGCATCTCTGACAATTTCCTCGCCAGTTGTGCAATTGACAATTTTTACCTGTGGTTTTGATTTAGCCATTATTGAACTCCGTATAATTGAATTGTGCCTGAGGTAAAACTTCCACCCGTAGGGAAGAAAGTTAAACTTGAAATGGCTGTTGTTTGATTGTAAACAGCAGTATTATTAAAATAATTGATTTGAGATGATGGAGAGCCTTGATTGTTAGTTACTGAAAGGATTTTAGCCATTTTAACAGTAGTTGTGTTTTTGTAATTAGGCAACATCACTTCAATTATACCTGTTGCAGTTGTGTCATCTTGTGGTGAAGCAACTTTCCAATAATTTTGACCATACGCAACTGAATCTTGTGCAAAAGATCCAAGTTGAAGTGATCTGTTTGCTGTGTTATCGCCATTGATTTCAACTCTCATTTCCGCACCATCACTAGATGGTTTAAAAGCGGTGATTACAACATATAAATCAATATATGTTGAAGGTATTGATGAAAGAGTTGTTGAGCCACCTGACAGTGTAGTTGTTGAAATTAAAGTCATGCCACCGCTTGTAGCAGCAGCACCAGCGCCCTTAACAAAAATACTGGCTGAAGTGCTAGTGAAATCTAAAAATCCGCTTTCATATTGGGCTAATGCTAAAGATGCGGATGAGTTAACTGTTGCAGTACCAGCAGTGATCGTACATACCCCAGCGCCTAAATTAGTAATATGAACTGTATCGCCTGCTGCAAACAACCCTGTATTTACGGTTATTGTGGTTGCGCCTGCATTGCTCATAGAAATAGCAGTACCAGCGTCTGCGGCTACTAATGTGTAACTTGCAGTCTTAGCAGATGCCGCACCGCCTAGCATTGCCGTCTGTTGCAATGAAGTCATCTGAGCAGCCGTTAAAACCTGCCCAGTCGTAAAAGTCTGTTTTGCCATGTGTTATCTCCTTAGTGTCTAATTATATCTTAATAAGTCAAAATATCTTCATCTAGAAGGCCATAAGTAGTGCTATCTAAAATAAAGCCATCAACGATAGGCTCGAGAGTCACAAAATTGCCACTCCATGAGTTCGGAGTAATCTGCCAATTTACCCCTTGAATTTGTAGATTTTTTGTAATACTTGAGCCATCTGGCTGAATATTAGTAATGACCACATTGTCAAAATAGTCTAAGCCAAGAATTGTATCGTTAGGCACTAAAGGGTCATAAAGGTCAATTTCCATGTTATCAATTCGAATTGAAGTATCCGCCCTAGTAGCAACATAAATAGTGGCTATGTTTGCAGCAGCAGTATCGCTGTCAATAACCAAATCACTAAAGTTAACAACATGAGGGAAATATTGGGCAATAGAATCAGCGTCGGTAGCAGTTTGTGGAGTGCCGCCTATTCTGGTTACTGTTGATTGATTTACAATTAATTTGTCATCAAAGGTATAAATTAAGTTTTTGTAAGGTATGCCACCAGTTTGATTAAAAGCAATTGGAGTAACACCTGCTGAAGATATTGTGTCTGATCTGTTTTTGAAAACCGCGTTGCCTTCAGGGTCAATATAAAATGCGCCCTGCTCTGAAGTCTCAACATTTTTAATGGCTGCTAAAGAGGTTCTATCCGTTGCAGGGTCGGCTTGAGTTAAAGAGTCACCTGTATCGATTAAGCGCATTGAAATAGGATAATCAACAGTATCTAATATTTTATCAATTCTTGTTCCTGTATCTTGACCTGCTGCCTGACCAGTAACTGTAGTTATTGCTGCCATTGCAAACAACCTAAATGCGTCGCTTGCTTTAATATCTACATAAGATACATTTTCTGCCTGATCGTAGGTATAAACATAATCGGTGGTGTATCCACTAAACAAGAAATGAGTAACGCCTAAATGTTCGGCTGAAATACGCAATTTTCTTAATGGTGTTAAGTAGCCAAATAAATCAGAACTTGGGTTCTGAGGATTAAAGCGCCCTGTTGGGTCGTAAATTCTTACGCTGCAAGTACCTGCCTCATAAGTATCTCGATTAATATTTCTGCCTCTATTTATACTTATACTTCTTGTTACATCTGTTAAGTCTAAAATTAAAGATGGTGTTGCAGAATCTGACAAAATATCAGTACCGCCTAATGTACTTGAATCCAAAATAAAAGGATTGCCAAAAGTAGCGCCAGAACTAAAATTTAGGCTTATGTTTAATACTGGTAACGACATGTTATCTATTTGGGTTAATTGATGAGAACGAACCTGAAGCCGAAGAATTGATTAAGCCGTTACGCAATTCATCTAATAAACCTTGAGTTGCACCATTGACTGTAACATTGATAACTTGACCGTTTCTGTCAAGACCTTGGCTCATATAATATTGCTCTGCCTGAGCCTGTAACCTGTATGACATGGAAGCCATAATTGCTTCAGACTGGGCTACTGTTGCTGGCTTGCTTTGTAAGGCTGCTAGTTGAGAAGCACTCATTTGATTTTGAGGATTTATGTCAGCAAACATAACACCTTTTTTGGTAAACGGCTCTGCTATTGCTTCAGTTCTAGTACCTGTTAAACCTTGCATTGTGCCCATTGAAGCAAGTAATTTCTTTAACATTTCAATTTGAGCAATTAACAAATCAATATCTTTAGACCAGCCTTCAAACGGATAAAGGGCTTTAGGTAATTTAGCAATAGCCTCAGCAAGGTTAGTAGTCTGTAACTGAGACTTAATTAACTCAGTTGCTAACTTAGCGGCCTCGTTTGCGTTTTCCTGCAATAAAGCCAATTGTAAAGACAGTCTAAGTTTTTCTTGATCTGTTACTTTATTTTGTAAGGCTGCATAAATTTGGATTTGTTCTATATCAAAGATGCTAGATATTTGCTCTAACTTCTTACGATCTGCCTCAAGTTTTCTTTGTTGGGCAACTAAAGCCTTTTCTTTGGCAATTGCGGCTAATCTTGATGCCGCTAACTTCTTTGCCTCTGCCTGTAACTTTAATTGCTCTTTGTAAGCCTTTACATCCATGGTTCTTGAAACAGGATTAAAGGGTACGGCTAAGTTTAATTTAGACTCAAAACGAGGGTCATCTGGAGATAAAGTTGGATTTTGTAAACCTGTTTTAGTAATTAAAATAAACTTACTAAAACCTTTAATTAAACCAGATATTTTTGAAGCAAGAGTATCAATGCTGCTACCATATTTTTCAGGGTCGCCAAAAGCGGCATCTAAAGCACCAACTAATTCCTTGCCAATCATTTCTTTAGCATCTTCAGTTTTTGCTCTTAAAATGTCCATTTTGCCAGCAAAAGACTCAGCCGCTATCTTTGCTTGACCTTGAAACCTATTACTTAGATACTTTGTGACTTTATCCAAATCCATTGTTTTTAATTCGGCTTGAGTTAAACCAATTCCAAGTTTGCCAAGTGCGGTGTTTTCCCCAAGTGCTGCCTTGGCTAACGCATCTGTTACGGCTTGAAGATTAGCACCTGTTCCAGCCGAAGTATCTAAGGCTACTGAAAGTAAATCTTGAGCCTTTTTAGCATCTAATGTGGCGTTAACTAAACTACTAAATGCCGGACGGAGTTGGTCATCTAGAACTCCTGTTGTGTTTTGCAAGTTTTGAATAAATCCAGCAGTGCTTAACACTGCATAACTCTGACCTAAGTTTTGTAATGTTTTAGATAATTGGTTTGCTGCCTTTGTGTCATCTGCAAAAGCCTTAATAGAACTTTTACCAAATTTTAAAGTTTGATAAGCACCTAAAGCAATGCCTAAGGTCTTGGCTGATTTAGTTAAAACATTAAGTGACTTGTTTGCTGCCTTTACGCCTTTGTCTTTATAGGTGCTGATAATTGGGATTTCAATACCTGATGCACTCATGCTGCAAGTCCTAATCTACGCTTTGTACTTGAATTAAATTTTAAAATGGCTGTATCAATAGCCTTGAAAGTTGCCTTAGTTACTTTGCCTTGATCTTTAGCAAAAGCGGCATAAAGTAATCTACCCTTGTTCTTGCGTCCTCTACCAATGCTTTCTAACCTAGCCTCATCATCAATAGAGTTTACAAAATGATAACCTGCAAAAGGGTTATTGCTGTTGTAGTTTCTTGTTGCCCTTGCAATTTTTTTGCCTTTGTAAAAATAATAACCTTCAGTACCCTGAGTAGTTTGGTTCTGATAAATAGCACTTTGAACAGGCGCTCGCCCATCAGGGTTCTTTCTTCCTGCTGTTTCATAAATAGCGCCAGCAGCAGACCTGTTTAATAATCTATAAACATTAACAAATCCAGAATTATTACGGCGTGAACGCCCCAAAGAATAAGTTAAACCTTTACGGATAACATCTGGGTTGTACTTAGGAAATCCTCTTGCTTTGCCGGCAGTCCTAGAAACAACTTCTTTGCCTTGATCTTGCCAGCCACTCAAACCCTGTATTTGATTTGGTACATTAGTTCTGGCTTCATTTACAACTTCACGCATGGCAGAACGGATTTCTTTGTTCATCTCTTTGTAAAGGTCAGGCGCAAACTTCTTTAAGGCTTTTTGAACCTCAACGATACCTTTTACCTCTACTGGCATTTTCCACCTTCTTTGATCTATCTTTTAGATAAGCCAATGTTGCTAAAAACATTGATCTATCCATGTTAATAAATTCGCTATGCGGTATGCCTGTCTCAACTGCTAGTGACGCAATTAAATAAGTGAGGTCATACCGCGTTACCCATTTGGGGAATCGGCGTCCATAAGTTCTACTTTTGCAAGTGTCTCAAGGTACTTATCCCCAAACGGTGCAACTGTTACACCAGAACGGCGCTCGGCTTCCCATGAAAGCCAATAGACATCCGATTGCCGTTCTTCGTCTCTGAATCTTTTGTGAAATCCAGTTTTAAAATTTTGTTCAAACGCATACTCAAGTGCAGGGGTAATGTCGTAATCTGCCACTTCCCCTGAAGCCTTGGACACTCTGAGTTTAATCATTTATTACTCCTTAGAAAGTACCTGTACTTGCAACGGTGACTGCACCGTTAATAGTCCATGTTACATCCTGAGTTCCTAAATCACCAACACCACCGTTAATGTCGGTTGTGTTATTTACTAATGCAGTAAATGTGTAAAGAGGGTTTGTTGCTGATACAGCAGTTAGTTTTTCCTGTAATAGTACGCAGGTTACTGAAGTACCCCATGCTGCCTGCAATGTTGCTAGAACATTGGCTGAAGCGGTATCGTTTAGGAAGGAAATGGTTACGGATGACGCTTCCAAGCCTTTAACGAATTTGTGACCTGTGTCACCCATTGCGGTTACTTCAAGTTCATCAAATGAACGGTTTAATGTGATCGCGGTCACATGGTCAGAAAGGTCAACGGAATTAACCTTTACGCCGACCTTGTTATTTAGAAATACAGCCATTGGTTATTCCTCATCTTTCTTTGAGACTGGTTTTGGCTTATCTGTTTTTGCTACTTGCCCGACTTTTTCAAGCCAAGCCTTGTCCTCGGAAGGAACATCTATAATGTCACTCATTGTTTAACTCCAACTTGTCATGATTGATACGGACAGTTCTGCTGTAAGCATTTCACCGGCAACACCTGATAAAACAGTTGGTGCGGATACATTGCCAACACTTATTTTTAATGTGGTTGATGCTGCTAGTTTATTAAACACGCCAACCAACATATCTTCAATGCCTATTAGATTGCCTTGGTTATCTAACATTGGCACGATCATTACAATTTTAAAATTAGCCTTAGGTGCAACACTTGAGTAGATATTGTTAGACGGTTCAAGATATGGGTCATCCGGCTGAACAATTACTGAATTTGCAATGGGTGTAGCAGGTGGAAAGGCAAAGACCTGCCACACCCCAGCGTTCTCTAACGCTGTCGCAAGGGTTGACCTGAGAGTTGTAACGGCAACCGTCATTAGCCAACCAAGCCATTGGGGGCTAAATGGTTTGCAATTAACCCACGAACTCTAGCAATTAAAGTATTGCCCATGCGATAAGGTGAAGGTTGAAAATCAGGTGAAATGCCACCTGCGTTGCTTGCTTGTCTTGCTTGCCAAATGTCCACGGCTATCATTGCTGCACTTTGCCTAACTTCGGGTATAGTTGCATAATCAACATTTGTTGATGCAGATATTGTGCCGTAAGGTCTAACTAAATGTTTTAATTCTGTTGATACATGACTAATGACATAAGAAATAGAATAATCCGTTACTTTGGTAATTGTTTTGTTTCCACCGTTGTAGTGCGCAGCGACATTTTCAACCGTTACTATGTCGCCAACTTTCATGGCATGAACAGTATCTGTATATAAAGTTGCTAAAGTAGTTGTGCACTCTTTTGCAATTACATTGTAGTCGTTAAACCATAAATAACCTTTGACAATGTTTTCGGCAGCCTGACAGACTTCTTCAACTACTGAGTCAGAGTATAAACTTCCAATTCCAAGTAATGTACGAAGTTCTGCTTTTGTAACATAGGTAGCCGGCAAAATTATGTCCTTTCTTAAAGTAAAGGGGCGAAGGCTTCCAACGCCCCTTTACAGGTGATTCCTATGAAGGAAAGTTTATGCAACCATCCACTTGTAAGCACCGGCAGCAACTTTATTAGCAATTGCGCCATAGCCATAGTAAGAAACTTCAATTTGTCCTGTTGAGATTAAATTAGTTTCTAGGCGGTACTTAGTTGACTCATACCATGTATAAGAAGATGGGTTAATGATAATCATTGAATTGTCGCCTGTACCTGATAATGCGCGTGATACGCGTAGGTTTAAGCCACCAATGTTACCGCGAACATTTGTAGGGGTCAGATTTCCTGAAGCGTTCTGAGGATTGATTGTCTGAGTAAATACTGCTCTGTTTGAGCCATCTACTAGACCCATCAATGCACCCCATTGCTCAGGTGATACAACAATGTTTTCAGCAAAGCCAAGTGTGCCTGAATAAATAGACACTGCTGCATCTGAGATGAAGTCTTGTATGTTTGCTGCTGTCAATGTACGGTTTCCGCCGTCTGTACCTGCTGTAATTAACGCAGAACCAACAGCAGTATCAGTTGCTTTAGCATAAGCAAATTCCATTTGGCGTACTAACTCTGAGAAGAACGCTGGAGACGATCTGTCCAACAATTCTACTGAAAATTTCTGGCTGCCAGCGTACTTACCAACACTTACTGACAAGAAGGAAATATTTTGATCTTGCTCAGATGGTGCTGCGCCCTCTGCTGTTAATGCAACAGATGGAACTTGAGTAAGTTTTGGAATTTCAAAAGTCATACCTGCATCTGGCAGTGCTGCTGTTGAAATAGAGTCGATAAATGGACGGTCAGCATTTGAAAGAGGGTTAATTACCTCAGTTAGTTGACGAGTAGGAATTAAACCACTGTTGTCAGTTGTATCTGCTGCTGCGCGGATGTATGAACGAGCATCCTCATCATTTAGATATTGTGCACGAAGTGTGTTCTCTAAGAATTTTTCTTTTGAGAACTCAAGGCGTGGCTTTGTGTAAATTGCTGCTGTTACTGTTGGGCGAGAGGCTTCAACCGCAGGGGTCTCTACTACCTCACTTGCAACAGGTGTATCAGGTGTTGTGTTTTCCACAATTTCCTCATTTTCTGTTTTGGTTTCGGTTGGTTCTGCCTCTGCGCTTGACGCAGCGACTGAAGTGACGGCAGCACTCTCGAAAGCGGCAGCCTGTACTAGGCTGACTTCCATAAGTTTTGCCGCACTAACTCTGTATATGCCATTAGTGTTTTTTCCTTTAAGTACTTCAACACCAACGCTTAATCCTGATCTTAAACTTTCGCTTGCCTCAATAAGGCTGTCAGTTCCTCTAGTTGTATTAGAAACTTTAAACTCTGCATAAATGCCTGAGTCATCCTCATCAACCTTCTTCATGCGACCTATTGGAGATTTAGGGTCATGCTCAAGTAATAATTTAATTTTTGAAGGGTCATCTATTTGGATTGAACCTTTTTCAAATATAACTTTGCCAACTGAAGTATTGCCAATTTCGTTTTCAAATGGCACGATTTTGCCTGAGATAATACGACGAGACTCTGAAGCCTCTAAATCTGCACTAAAGTTAATTATTTCCATTTGGGCTTAGTTCTTCCATTTCTCTCGCTTGTTCAACAGTTATTAAATTAAGAGTTAGCATTTTTTCAATTACTGCTAATCTTTCTAATGGGTTTGCTCTTAAAAATCCGGAGTCCATGTCAAACGCAATGAATTGTGTCATTGGAGACAGATCATCCATACTAAGACGATTTTCTACCGCAGAAATATAAGGTTGCAGGGATAGCGCAACAAATTGACGCCTCTCGTCTTGGACATTGGAGTAGGTCATACTGTTGTTCATGTCTGCGCTTATGTAATATGCAGGTACATTGCAAAGTCTTGCTATTTGTGTTGCCATGTATTGCAAACTGTCATTGTAGGTCATGTCTTTGGGTGAAAATGAAGTTGGTTGAAATTCTAGAGAAGAAGTCAAATATGCAGTTGATCTTTCAGCGCGACTACGACGCCATGCGGCTAATAATCCTGCAACTTCTTTCTCACCAAGATCAGCGCCATTATTTTTTAATATGCCGGCTGGAGTTGGAACAGCAGCAGCATTAGCGGCGGCTTTTTCCAAATCAATTGCTGCTCTTAAAATTCTTGAACCGGCATGAAGAATACCGTCAATAGGTGATTGGAAAGTGACAAGCGAGCCAATTCCTGACATTGGTCTTTCACGACCATCTACGGTGTAGAAATCGACAAAAGTATTTAATTTGTTTAATTGAACTTGAACTCTAGTATTATTTACAAAATCAAATCTTGCAGGACGATTATCGTCTTGATAAACTTCAGTTACTTCTAAATACGCAGTTCCGTAGAAAAGCAATGCGTCAACCAATGCGGTAACAATAACTGAGTTAGGTGCTGATTTAGATAATTGATTTACCCAAGGTAAATTAGGTAATTCTTCTTTAGTTGCCTTTGAATATGTTTCTAATTCCATTACGCCGATTGTTGTTGCAATTAAGTTACGGCAACGCATGACTGCCGGTACTGACATTGCTTCATCACGGCTTACAGATTGAAACGGTGTAAATTGAGAATAATAAGTAAAAGGGTCAGTTACGACAGGTGGCGCAAGTTGCGCAGTAATTTGAGGTTTAGGCTGTAATCCTACTAAATCGCGGAAAAATCCCATTAGATAAGTATATCATAATGACTAGACAAAAATCTTAGGTATTGAGATAGGTTTGCTCAACATGTGGACAACCATTGCAGTTGAAATACTGGCAGCGACGCATCCGGCGGATTTTCTGCGGATGATTCTCCAGCCTGCGTCGTTAGTTTTAGCAGCGCAGTTATTCATTGAGTTAACCCACTCAGGTTGACCACTATGAATTAACCTAAGGTTAGATAAAGAGTCTGCAAGTTCGCCACACGCTTGATAAAACGCTTGTCCTGAAATATCTATCATTTTATGACCTGATTGTTCTAATTTTTGAGCAATAGAGGCAGTTGCGTATTTATCATAGGCTATTTGAACTGGACGGTACTTCATTGCCCAATCATGGATTGAACTAGCCATTTTAACTTCATCTATTGCAACTTCGCTACTGAAGGTTTCCATAACTCCAATTGCAATTTTGCCATCAACAATCTGACCGGCGACCAATGCGCCAGTTCTTTTGCTTGGACTAACATCAAATGCCATTACAGTCATTGCACCTACTGGCAATACTAAATCTGATACAGAACATGCTTCTATTGAGCCAAATGTCCATGGTGACACTTGCGAGTCAATCCACATACAAAGAGTTTCAGTCAAAGTTGCTTCAATGGAGTTAGTTGCTATTGATTCTTCAATTGCTTCCTCAGTTACGGTATAACCAAGAGCAGGGTTAGCCATTGCCCAGAATTTACGATTCTTAATATCCTGCCTTGCAGCCAATGGTGCTGAATACTCCCAAAATCCAAAAGTCTTAGAAGGGTAATCCATAGCCCTTTCTCTTAAATCATTTAATACGGTACTAAAGGCATCACCAGCATTTGAAGTAAACAATGTTTGAGAATTAGGTCTTGCTCTTGTTGTCGGTACTGCTGCCTTAAATGCTTCTTCGCTTATTTCTCGTAATTCGTCTATGTAAAGAAAATCTGCGGTCTTGCCTCGTGAGCCGTCTCTGGTTGCAGCCACAATCTCATAGCGAGCGCCATTGAGTAATGTAATTGATTCTTGACCGTTTGCATATCTAATGCGCCTTACCTGCGCTTTTAAGAAGTCATTGTCCTCAATAGTGTTAGCAACTTGCCTAAATGTATCTAATGCCATGTTTCGATTAGAGGACATTGCAATAATGTTCTTTTCCTCAAATAAGAACAGCCCTGCCAAGATACGCATACGAGCAAGGTGTGTTTTACCCACTTGCCTTGCACAAAGCAATAAATTGCTCTTTCTAATAAATTGATTGTCAGAATTGACGCTCAACATATCTTCAAGTACATAATGCTGCCAAGGCAGTAACGGCATCCCAATTTTTTCTGCTAACTCAGCAACCTCAGCGATTCTGGACTTAGTTTTTAGCGGCGGAGTCTGAATACGCGGTTTTGTTGAGCCTAAAACCTTTTTTGTCGTCGCCCCTCGTTGCGCAGGTTTCTTTTTGACTTTCGTGGTTTTCTTTTGTTCGCTCATGGTTTTTGAAAAGGTGAGTCCGGCTTTGTTCCAACCGTCTCGGGGAGAGAACGCTCTGGAAAGGCAGGGGGGGTAGAACCGCCCCTAAAAAAATGAGCACCTTTCTTGCTGTTACATGACTTACAGGCGCTAGTTAGGTTATCCATATCCCACATATCACCACCCACCTTGCGTGATGTGATGTGATCTACTGTTGCATCTGCACCCTTGAGGTCTTTGTTACAGTAGGTACACACCCACCCATCCCTTGACAAGACGCGTAATCTGATTAACTTCCACTGACCACTACCTAATGCGTCTTTACTCAATGCCATCCCTTAGTCTTAAAGTGATGCCATGCTCTACACGCATTGATATAACCTTTATCATCTAACTTATACCTATGCTTTATGTATTTAAGTCCATAATCTATTTGACTATATGGGTCTAACCCAATCATTAGTTTGTTCTTTAGTTGTGGTATTCCATAGGTCTGGTGAGTACCACCTATGTTACCTACTGCCTCATGCTTCCATGCACTTTCTTTGCCATATAACTTAGATAAGCAACTGTACTGAGTACCGCTTTTAATCTGTTGTGCTGCATAAGTCTTTACACTTATTTGCATTATTTGTTTTTCTGGTACGGAATCAATCTCTTTCTCATACGCCTTAATGCTAATTAAGCATAGGGCTACCCCTAATGCTACAAGCCACGAACTCGCGAGCAATCCGCTAAGGCGGCTCGCGTTCGCGCTTTTAGGCGCGTCGCTTGCTTGAAGCATACTCGCCTTGTCAAGTCTCTTACGCATAGATTATCCTATCGTCTCATTATATGAGATGTGATTTATACCACACACACATAAATTTAATATCGTCTAAGTCTAGCCAAGTCTGATCGTATCCTGTTTCACCCATAGCCCTCACTCCACTCATGACCGCACTCATTACACTCATGGAAGTAATCTTTGTTATATTGAATAGTATTAGTGTTATATCTTAAACACTCAGGGCATTGATCTTTGCGCATACCTTACAGTTCTCTTTATCATAAGTCCAAGAACCGCAAGCACACCGGCTAGGCTCGCTCATTTAATAACTCCATGAACTTAGCCATTGGTAGCAAGACAACATAGTCCTCAACCTTCTCGCCCTGCCCATTGCAGCGCAATACTATGAACGATAGTTTATCTGATTTGCGCTCTTTTATCTGTTTAATCCATGCTAAAGGGCTAAATTTTGTTACTGCCTTAACCTCTATGTCAAAGGGAGTACCTAAGATGTCACTCCCTTGACGCCCTGCACCTGTTGACTCGGCGAACGGATACCAAGTCTTTAAATACTCTGCTACTACCTTTTGAGTCCTATAACCTCTATGTTTCCTATGCTGGCTCAAGGCTTACTGCCCCAACCACGCCCTTTAAAATGTATTGGTACTGCTGACCACAAGCGCTTCAAAGTTCCCCCACATATAGTGCAATGAGGCACTTGTGAATCAACAGCGAGTACGAGTTCTGTATCTAGATTACAAGCCTCGCACCTGAAATCGTATCTAGGCATCTTTAGGCTTGTCAACCCTGTTTATCAATTGATTGCATCTAAAGCATGTACCATCTTTAAACACTCTGTCATCTTCGCAGACTTCGCATTTAATAATAGATTGCTCAAGGTGAACGCCATTGTCATCCATGATTACTTGCATACCTTTACCATTAATGAAGGCTATGTATCCCATAGTTATTCCTTATCCTCACATTTACAGCGTATTAATCTAGTTTCTTTTTCTTGACAGTTTTCTATTACCCAACCTTTTTCATCTATAGCCAATCTATGTATCAAGATTTTTTCAGCCATTTTGCACCTCATCTTGAAAGAACCAATGTCCATTAGCAGTGCTCGAAGCCCACTTAGCGTGTTCAGAAACACCCTTTTTGCAGACATAACCATAATACGGTTTGCCCTTTCCTTTTGATATGCCCTGTTTCAAGATGTGACCGTGCTCACATGCCGGCGGCTCTTTA